GTGCAAGGTGTTTACATGTGCTATCTATTAGTATCTATAATAAAGTGTTGTAGGTGCAATAAGTGACTAATGTGTACAAAAGGTGAATTACTTCTGTTGACTCTTAACTGCTATCTGATTCGCTGTGGACGCGAACAGTTGAGAAACGAAAGGTTGTATGATGTAGAAGAAAGTTAAATCATCCCCAATCGAGAAATACAAAGAACTATTAAGTATTACATTATTGGTGCAGCGAACGGGTTTCGCATATTGCCACCAATTAGTTCCAGCATCTCTCTCTTGGGTTACATAATAACTCTCGGTACTAAACCAAGGTACTGCAACCTCCATTATCGTCTGGTTGTTATTCACATAACTTGATGCATAAGTTGTCGATCCGTCAGGTGAAGTGAGGCTTTGAACATAAGGTGTCGTATTGGAGATCCATTTTAGTCGCCTGGATCCCCGCCAGTACATAAATGTCTGGGGCCACCAAAACACAGGTAGCTTAGCCTGATTGCTATCTGTGACGTAAGGAAAGGAAAAAGAGTTAAAACTATCTGGTGTATAAGGGTAGAATCTTTTGCATGTATCAGCTATTGTGGTCGAGCCGTCTGCCATAAAGATTCCAGACTCCTTAATTCCCGTTGAAACTCCAGCGCCGTCAAAAGGTTCCTTGAACTTATCTTTTAACGAACACTGCATAGAAAACTGAAAACCTTTCTTTGCGTTTTGTGTGCTATCGATTACCGTTGAATTTGATGCTATTTTTTGTGCTGTTCGTAGACCTGCTAGTTGGTAATCATCTCCTGCTGATCTATATATATTCATGTAAATAAGTGCTTGTGCTGGTAAAGAAGATCCTAGAACATCGGTTAATGCCTCAATGTATACATAGGAATAATCCTTTACAGATGGTTCATAATCATAATCGACGTAAGACCAGATTCTCTTAGTTAAATAGGGGACTACTAATGTTGTCCAAGTGTCCCCTTTAACATCTACTATCTTTGAGAATACTCCAGTCCCTGCGTCAATTGATGCTGGTGGTCCATCTGCATGTGATACTGAAATTCGTAATCTACATGAATAAAAAGGTGTTGAAACAAAATGAAATAAGAGTTTTATTGACCCTCTCCAATAATCGTACAGACTTGTCCCAAATGCTAAAAAATCTGGCTCCAATCGTTGTGTTGAAGCCCAATATTTCATTGGATGCATTGTTAATGTTACTATGGGACCTGTTGACGTAAAAGTCTGTTGCCATAAAAGAGCTGGTTTCTTACAATAATCAACTACACTCATATCCGAACTCTCAAAATTTCCTATGCTTCGTGCTACAGCATACGATGGAAATTGAGACATTGGTTCTGAATAGTCGATACCTGTTAATAAACCCATACCCCTATTGTTTCGTGTTTGTACAAATGTGGTGCTTTGATCTGAAGATGGTTTATCCAAATTCATTATTGCGGATCCTAATTTTACAATATCTCCCACTAATGGAACTGTTGAGAGAACTGTAGATACTATGTCCTTTGGACCGCTTGCTGATATACCTTTATCATCTTTTACTTCAGCTTCTGAATTTGTCTTAAATTTATTTGTATGTGTAGACTGCATCTGCCATGTTGGTGTCTCAGCAGGTGCTACTTGTGGTAATACCCCATATAATTTAATGTTCTTCATTTGCAAATAAACACCTACTTGTACATTATCGGCAATATTTGGTGCAGCTACTTTCAAAGGATTTATCACTGATATGAAATATGACCCAGGATGTGATGGTCCCCAAGTCAATAAATCATAATGTGGTCGTGATGAACAAAATGGTACCGTGAAAGTACATTGATCCTGTAAAGATGCTGACATCAAAATGCCATCGTGCGATGGTGCATAATATGTTGTGGCACATGTTAATGGTGTTTCTTGTGGGAACCAACCTGCGCAGAGACATCCTTGGTGGTACATAGTTGTATTCAATTTTATGGTTACTTCTACGTCACATTGAAGATATCGGTACATCCCTGCTCGTGTTCCTCCTGTTGGTCGTGTGCCTAAAATATTTGCATGTGTTGGACTGACACTAATTATGGCCGCAACTGGATCTACTATGTTATAAGGAAAACCGTTCAATCCCGATGGGCCCCAAGTTAAGCTTGTGTAGCGAACTATCCTACTTAATGGTCCTGTAGGTGTATCATCTATATATGGATTTACAGACGAATAAAGTTTCTCTACTGTTAACTTATTATCAACTTGTAATATTTGAGTAGTGTCCTCAAACGTTACTTGTTTTTGAGTTGTGACAATATTAGACTCATTATCACTTGTGAGTGCTACCGTAGTAGTCTTTTCATTAGTTAATTGTTGTGCTTGAACTCAATTTACTTTAATGGACATCAGACGAGTTAAATCTGTGTGCAAAGTGAAAGGGTAGTCAGCTTACGGCCGACCAAGTTCTGGCCTGATCCCCCATTGTCGGACATGGTCCTCCCAATGACAAACGGGCAAAGTATCCTGAACTATTTTCCGGTGTTTAAACGTCCCCGGGGACGACCTAGGTTGATTAATTCCTAGAATCATGTACAAAAGAAAGACGCACATTATGATAATCCTCAGTGTACGGAGGAAGATGTGCCGCCTTCAGAAAAAGATTTAATCGAAGTTTTTCTGATTGGAACTCCATAGGACCCCAAAGAGCCCATTCTCGCATGGCATTATGGATATTGGTCTGCATTGCTTCATCAACAGTGCGCCCATCTTTAGGTTTCATTACCCATTGTACCATATTTTTTAAAGTATCTTGATTCAAAGGTGCAAGTACTGATACATTATTAATAGGTGCAAAATAACGTTTCAAAAACTCGCATTCTGTTAAGGGTTTCCATTTAGGAATATTATTCCCTTTACGTGGATCTGTATGTTCATGATCAAAATACTTGAGTGCTGCTTGTGCAATTGTTTCTCCATTAAACCATTCTCTAACTTCGCGTGACATTGTTGTAACGTCATCATCCCCAAAAGGACCGCACTCCGCGCAATTTTTAAATGGCAAAACTTTTCCTAATGCTAGCTTGCATAAAATTTTAAAAATTGTCCGTTTCTTTGCGCTATTAAAAACTGTATTTAAGAATGACGTAGCTAAAGAACCAGACACCATCATTAATGTAAAATATATACAACAACCTATTAAAATAAATATGCAAAAACTTGACATTAGTGCTGAAAATATGTATCTACAATATCGTGAATAAATTGAAATTCCTGTTCGAATAGAAAATTGTCTAGTAAAGTTATGTGCAGTTTCGATACAAAATTTAAGATCCCAACCTGATACATCAGTGTCTGTGGCATCTCCCCCAAAACGATTGAGCCTTCTAAAAAGGGCGGCCCATTGTTGCGAATAAGGGTTAATACCTACACAAATATCTGTCTTTTGATCATGTTCAACTTGGATCATAAATGCTCCAAGAGCTATTCGAGAAAATATTAAATGTGATAATTGTGCTATCTGAAAGGCTCGTGTGTAGCCTTTATCTACTCTATCTATTGGTCGAGTCTCATCTTTTAAACAATGAAGGGAAACTTGTGGGACTACTATCCCTTGCTCTGCTTTAGTCATTCGATACTCTACATCTTGACGTAACTTTGGAGATATCCAATGTTTAGTCATATCAATATCACATAATTCCTCTTCCTTACATAGTTCAATAAACTCCGGATTGAAGTCAGGTTCATTAACTGGTCTATTAATTAAATGTGTTCTACGTAGACCTGTTAAACTGTAAGGTGCCCCTGTTGCTGTTTGTAAATCAATTGCTGGTAAACCTAATTTAGGACACCCAAAAACTGCTTCCTCAATAGTTAAAACTCTTAAATCAAGTGAGTCTAAATTTGGAGGAAAACAACCATCCCATACATCATCGTCCGCAAACTCCTCTGGTGGAGACTTAAGCTTACGGCCTATCATCTTTCGATACGCTAATTTATGTGGATTTTGAACTCCTTCTGGCGTCAACCTACATTTCAACAAGGCTGGTTTCTCCTTTGTTTCATATGCTGGTTTTAACCATATAGACTTTCCATCTGGAAATTTATAATGTGTTCCTGTCTGTACTCTTGTTGGTAAAATACTCGTTTTCTGAGGCCCACTATAATTTTTATTAATTTTACAAACTGGTCGAAATCCTGGTGCAAATGGTTCTGGTCTATCATCTGGGATAATTTGTACTCCATTCATCTTAAACATTTGGCCTAAATACTCTTCATCCATAATCGAATTTTGTATGTAATCACTTGTATCAAACTCGTCCAAATCTGATTGATAAATGGGGCATATTATTGAATCTTCTCCATTGCAGGCACCATGAATACCTAATATCTTCTGTTGTTGTGTGGAATTATCTATACAATAAATTTCTCCACATTCTCCTGGTGCTCCTGTTGAAAATTGTGCTGAATATACGTCATTCCATTGTGCTTCCATCTTGTATTTTGGATGCTCATAGGTGGATGTAATTGTATGACCTGGGTCTACTACTGTTCCTAAAATAGGAAATGGTACTTCGTATTTTTGACCGTCTATTTGAGATTCTCTATATCCTAATCGAACTGGACATCTGAGTTTCCCTGAGACTGGTTCCTTACGAAGATGTTTTGAAATGTCCGGTTTTAACTCACAGTTATTAAGCTGTAAGTAAACAATATCTCTATCTGGAAACCATTTCATTTTCTTTACAGAATAAGTCTTCGTACTATTTGTATTCCCATGTGCAATAGATATTTTTGGTGCAATATCTGGTGTACATCCTACCAACTGTAAAGGGTGTGCATTAAGCACCATTATTGATCCCTTTATAAACGTAGCATAAGTATATGTTGGCATCTCTCGTGGACCTGCTACTTCTACAAAATATTGACAATGTGAATATATCTTATCAATTAAATCCCAACAATTATTATCTACTCCCTGCATCATGTATTCCTTAACAATTTTTCGATCTTCATCTGTAAACATTCTTCCATTTGGACGTCTATTTTCAGGCATAAAGTTGGAATCCAAAGTTCCCTGCATCCTAAAATGTGCTTTTCTAGCAGAAACTAATTTCTTAGCATACTGTCTCTTTGTAAGCAATTTTTGGTATTTATCAGAGCTTTGTATCGCATAAAATTCAGTCGGTGTTGCTCCTTGTTGAGTGTAAATTACTACTAATGTGACTACTATTGATGTTATCGTAATTACAATACCTGCTATTCTCAAACAATTAACAACATGTTCATGTTGCTCTATTCTCTGTATTTCTTGAAGATATCCTGGTGGATGTAACCCAAACCTAGATAAGGCACTATTTACAATATCTTCTCTGTCCTTATCCCACATAGCTATATGATCCACTATGTAACGAGCAATTTGAGCATCTGAAACTGCTAATGGTTCTACTAAATCTTTAAATCCTATTGTATGGCCAAAAGCTGCACGTCTAATATCATTTTGTTGAACTGCAATAATCTCTTTAAATTCTTTCTTAGTTCTCAATAATTTATCTACTCCAAAAATAATAAATGACAGCTGCTTTCGTTCATCTAATGAAAAAGCTTTAGCAAAATCTTCTGTAACAAATCCTGCTTCTAAACCAAAAACTCTCAATCCAGATAAACCTCCCTTAAAATATTTATTAACTTTTTCTAATATCTCTTTCTCATCTTTTGCTAACGTTATTCCTTTAGTTAATCTAATTATTCTAAGTTGTCGTTTACTTCCATCATTGTAATCATTAATAAAAAAGGTAAAATCATTGCTGTACAACAAATGATCCCACCAATAAACAAACACAGCATAGCTCTCATCATCATAATCCTTTTGAACTTTCTTAAAAATCTTATTATACATACCATAAGGACATAAATATGCTGGTGTTCCTACATTTGGAAACAATTCATCTGGCATAATTTCTCTACATAACAATAAAGATTGTCTAGACACTCTTGGATGTAACTGACATCTATCCACATGAATATCACATTTTTTGTACCATGTGATAATATGATCTCTCATTCCTTGCATTTCATACGGAATAGTTGTAGTTGTCGTTGTAGTTGTGGTACTACTTGTCGAAGATGTATTAGACATCAATTTGAATGCATCTAATCGGGCTTTAGTTTGCCTCTTAAATGTTGAAACCATGTCATCTATCTGTTGTTGAGTTAAATTATTATTTTGAGCAACCAAATCCTTCTTAAACATCTCTACAGCATAATTTAATGATTGCTCTGGACTTACTTCATCACGGATAATTTCTTGTTTTACTTCCTCCATAATTTTATTACGCTGATAATCAGTCATATCGTCATCTACTAATGATAATAATGTTTGTCTCATTCGTGCCTCAATTACTTCCCATGAGTCTAAACCCATAATTTGATCTGGTTTAGGATACACAAGACCTGGTGGTGCACTTTCTAACATTGGAAAATTATCATCATCATTATCACTATCTGAACCCGGACCTCCCCCCGGTGGTGGTGGTGGTGACGGCGGAAATCCTGGTCCGAACGGTGGTGGCGGTGGCGATGGCCCTCTCATATAAGCATCCCAATCAGAATTATCTCCACGCAATGTTTTTAGAAAATTTTTCTCTCTTATCATATAAGTATCTGCTAATCGTTTAATAAATGTTCTAAAATCTATCTGTTGTGGGGGCATACATGGTATATTCTGATTGTACTGCACTAAAAGTCTAACATTATCTACTGTAGACGGGTCTGTCGATGCAATATCTGGTATCTTACTTCCTGGTTTCAATGTACAATTAACTTCCCAATCCATTCTCCTAAAGAAAGCTGCATCACTTGTTAATCCCAAATTGTTATAATCTGGGTAATGTTTCAAATTGTTTGTTGTGCTTATCATCAATTTTGAATCAAAATAAGTGTAACCTTTTGATCCTAAATCTGCCATATTAAGCGGATAAATCGATGTATTTCTACATTTGATCATTTCAAGCGCTGAGCGTGCTCTAGTCAATGGTTCTGTTGATTGCAACAAATCGTCAAACATTGTTACCCATTGTGAATGATAACTTGACCAATATTCTTCTGTATCATTTCGAGGATATATTTCATGTTCATTTAAAACCTCTGGTATTGATACAGAACCTCGCCTCTTAAGTTCACAATAAAGGGCATAAGGTATACATCTACTTAAATTAGTTTTTCCTTCTCCTGCTAACCCATTCAATGATATCCATATTGGTTCCTGTCGTCCTGCTCTTGTTGACAAAGCGGACATCGCCATTCTAACTTTTTCCATTGAAGCCATTAATATACTATTTACATTCGATCTTAAAGTTTTACATTGTTCTGCTGGTAACTGTAAAAATAACCAATGTAATTCTTTCTGATTATTTACAAACTCTTTACAAAGTTTAGGGTTATTCTTAAATTTCTTATCATCTACTGATGCGTACTGTTCATGAAATTCTTTAAATTTCTTCTCCAACAAAACAGCCACTTTCGTATCATCAAAATAAGGCATTCCGGTCCACCATTGGTAGACCATATTAATTACATCTTTTATAAATTCGCCTATTGATGCAAAGAACGATTTAATATTCTTCAATGAAACTGTTAATTTTGATGCTTGATTAATTCCTTTCTGCCATCCATGATCTTCGTTCGTAAATCCTTTCCAAGCCATTGCGAACGACGATTTCTTAAACCAATCATCAAAACTTTGCATTTGGTAACTTCCATCTAGTGGTGTCATCTTATATGAGGTTATTGTATCTGAAATATCTTTTGTCATTCCACATATATTAAATCTCATCGCAATTACCAATGCTTTGTCAAATAAAGATAATAATATTGCTACTACTACTATAAATATTAACAAGCCCCAAATTACTCTGGGGACTTCTGAAAAGAACCCTGTAACATTTTTATAAATACCTGCTACAAAATCTTTCATTCCACGTGTTGCTTCTTCCATAAATCCTTGCGCTGCATCCTTTGCTACTGCTTTTGCTGTTTCTCGTAATGTAGGATCAGCCATAACTTCTTTCATGGTCGAAGTAGCCGCTTCTGAAATTTTATTTTCGAAATAACCTTTTGGTTTTTCGGGCTCTTTTATTTTCTCCTCTTCTTTCTTAACTTTCTTCTCAGGAACATTCAATGCTTTTCTAATACTTGCCATCATGTCTGAATCTCCATCTTTTGATTGCATATAATATATTCCTGAAGAGGTAACACCATGTTTAGTCTGAGAGATAAAATCTCTCCACCCAAGCAAAATTTGTTCTCGTTGTTTCTTACCTTTTTGTGGTGTCCAACTCGGCGTATCTAGTCGTGCTAAATCTTTTCCAAATAAATTTTTATGTACATTATTAAGTCGCCTAATTTTGTTTAAGTGCATCAAACCATAGCCGCTAACATATGCGTCAAGTGCTTGACGTATTAAGTGTGCTGGCACAAATTTCATGGATTGAGCATTATATCCATGATCAAGAGCATAGTCATTGAAAGAGTGTACTTCTTGTGAATAAATTCTTGGTGTACTCTTAATTTTAGCTTCATAGTTTGCATTTACAAAGTTCCTCTCATATCGTTTCAATCTCTTTAACTTTGTATTGCTCAATTGTGTGGTGTAGTGATCTTCCTTGTTAAGACAAGAAAAGGGTTCATCGCGAGACTGCATGTAAAATTTTCCATATACTGATTGCATCTGATATCCCGCTGTTGTTATGTCTCTAATTGCAGCTCCTGCTAGTGCTGCATTTATTTCTGCCTTTTGTGCCTGGTCAATACAAAAATATGATTTATTATTTACTCTTAATAATTGACAAAAGACCCTTTCATGTGATGGTCCAATGTATCCTTTATCTATATATTGCGGCATTTCCCATTTGTTCTTCTGACAAATTTCATTTAAAGCAGCCCGGACTTGTCCAGGTGTTTCGACATAAGGGACGGCTTTAGCCGTCGTTGGAAGAGTATAAATTTTCTCATTATCTGTGAGATGAGCTGTATCGTCTGTAAAAAGCCATATTCCTTGAACTGCTCGTCTCATAGTATTGGCATCTTTAAATCGCGCTTTTGCTTGTAAGAAGCATGTTTGTTGTGCGCTATCTACTCTTCCTGATAATAAAGATGCTACTTGTTCAGCCATTGATATTGTGGACTTAGACAATCCTAAGCCCCTACCTAAAGCACCTAATAAACTATGTGAAGAATCTGAATAAGGTGTGCTAAAAGTAGTTGAATGCGTAACTGGTGGTGGCTGAATAGGGGCATTATAGTAACTAAAATTGGATGATTGTTTAAGTGGCGTTTGAGAATCTATATTTAATTGTCTAATTTTATTATTCAATCTCTCAACCTCCATCATATGACTTGCTTCTTTTGAACTAAGCTCTTCATTCTTAT